ACCCATACTTCCCGCGTAACCTCGTGCTCGTCGGCCGTAAGGGTGGTAGCTTCTTGGAAAGCGGTTATGTGTACGCTCCATACGTGCCACTGCAGGTCACTCCTACCATCTTTGGTACGGAAGACTTCGTGCCGCGTAAGGGCGTCATGACCCGCTACGCCAAGAAGATGGTCCGTCCTGATATGTACGGTCTCGTCGTGGTTCGCGGTTTGCTTGGTGAGTCTGGCAGCTAAGTCTGTTTAGTCACTAAGTGATACAAACTAACCCCGTCAAGGTTTTTCCTTGACGGGGTTTTTTATTTGGTTTTTAACGTAACACTCTACTATTTATTATGATTGATAAGGCAGGATGCCTTTTATATTTTAAGGAGAAAACGAACATGGCTAAAGTAGGAAGAGCGTCAAGGAACGCATCTTATAAAAGAGTTGAAACAATTACGGCGACTAAGACAATTCTAGACGCCGAGAGCGGAGAGCTTTACTTTGTTGGAGATGTTGGGTCATCTATTGATATCACGCTACCAACAGCAAAGGCTGGTGCTTATTTTAAGTTTATTATTAGCGAGGACATGGACAACAATTCAACTGTTGTTGACATCCTCACAGCAGGCGCAGCCGGAACAATTCAGGGTATGGTCGAAATCGGTGAATTAGACGCTAGTGGGCAATCATATGTCATCGATGGTGGTAGTGCCACCAAGCTTACAATCGATGGAGATCCAGATGTCAATAAGGGTTCTTACTTGGAAATTGAATGTGACGGAACCAATTGGTGGGTAACTGGCAAGATTATTTGTGATTCTGGTGGAACCGCAACCGGTGCCTTCGCGTTCGACGCATAATAAATAAAAAAAGCCTTATCAACACTAAACCCCCAACTCATATGAGTTGGGGGTTTTTTGTTTTTTATCACTATTTATTCATAACCAAGGAGACGAACAATGGGCAAGAAAGCAAGAATTAGAAGATATCCTCAGAAGTATGGAAGAAAACATGCTTCCCATCCTTATGCTAAGGCTCTTGAGGCGAAAAACACTCCTCATGAAGCTGTTAAAGAAGAGTTGGTTCAAGCCCCCAAAGCAGCGCCAGCCCCCGAGACCGTTGCACCAGTGGTTGAAACACCCCCAGTTGTTGCAACTCCTCCCGTTGAAAAGCCAGTTGTTCCAAAGCCAGCGGCTAAGAAGCCTGCTGCAGCAAAGAAAGCTGCCCCCAAAAAGGCCGCGACAAAGAAAACAACTGTAAAGAAAACAACCACTAAGAGCAGCCTTTTCAAGACAAAATCCAAGAAGTCAACCTCTGAAGGATAAAACAAAGTCTCCTAACTATTTATAGTGACAAGGAGACTTAATTGAATGGCTAGCACAATTTCAAGCGCGACGATGAAGGTGACCATTGCCGAACAAATCAATCTGAACGGTTCTGAGCAAGGTTGCAAAAACACACTAAGTATTAGTGGCATAAATGAGGTGTCTAAGAGAATAGTGACCGCATCAACAACTGAAGCCGGCTTGCTTGGATTTCTATCTGCCCTAAGCAATGTTGGGGTAACGGCAAATAAAGTTGGATATTTAGCGGGAATATTAGACGACGGCGATGTTCGATATATAAGAGTTACGAATCTAGACAATACAAATTTTATTACATTAACATTTAGAGATGAAAATAATACTGAATTTAAAATAAAAGTCGACGCTGGACACTCGTTCATCTATCCTGGAGATAACAGTGGCGGCGTAGTAGATACAATGAAGGCCGCCGGATCTGCATTGGCTTCTGGTCTTGACGATCTGGTTGATATAACGGTTGATGCTGACACCGCGTCCTGCGACGTAGAAGTATTTGTAGCTAGCGTATAAGGAGAAGAGAATGGCAACACCAACATTATCACCAACTTCCACGACAAGTACCGTGGTTTTGACATCTACGGGAAGCTTAGCTATAACTGGAAACGGGGCAGGGAATACGGCACATTACCCATTTGGTATTTATGCGGCTCCTGACTCTACTTTATATGATGTAAACTTTATTAATGGCGCCTCTGACCAGGTTGCATATACATTTAAAAAGCTTGGCGGCGACGTATTAGATGTTGAGCTGACACTTGGCAATATATATGCGGCCTATGAAGAGGCTGTTTTAGAATATTCCTATATTGTTAATCTACATCAGTCTAAAAACGTTTTACACAGTGCCCTCGGCGCCACGACGGGCACCTTCGATCATGACGGCTTGAGGACTGATGCAGCTGCAGACTCGAATGTAGAACTTAAATACCCTAAATTTGAATTTGGGTACAGCAAAAGAATAATGGATCAAAACTCTACCGCGGCTGGTATAGGCGGCACGGTACCGATTTATTCTGCTTCATTTAATATAACCAACAGTGTACAAAACTACGACCTACAGACAATTATATCTTCCTCCGCTACAGATTCCGCGGAGTCGTTTTATAATAAAGTTGGAAACAAAAGAATTATCGTCCGACGCGTGTTTTACAAAACACCTCATGCGATGTGGAGGTTTTATGGATATTATGGCGGTTTAAATACGGTCGGCAATCTTTCAACTTATGGTATGTTTGCAGATGACTCAACATACGAAGTTATTCCCCCGTGGCACAACAAGGCCCAGGCCATGGCCTACGAAGACGCCATATACACAAGAAACTCTCATTATTCTTATGAAATTCAAAATAATGTATTAAAAATATTTCCCTACCCAATGAATGCATCACCTCGGAAGATGTGGGTGCAATTCTCGGTGGAGGATGACCCATGGACAGACCAAGATGATAGACAAAACGGCGTGAACGGCGTTAATAATATGAGTACTCTCCCCTTGGCTAATTTGCCATATAAAAACATAAACTCAATAGGCAAACAGTGGATTCGCAGATACTGTCTCGCCTTGTCGAAGGAGACTTTAGGCCATATTAGATCTAAATTTGGGACAATTCCAATCCCCGGCGCCACTGTGACTCTTGATGGGACGGCCCTCATCACCGAAGCCCGCGGTGAGCAAAAAGACCTTAAAGAAGAGCTGCAAAAGGTGCTCGACGAGTTAACTTACGAGAAAATAACAGAAATACAGAAAAACATGATTAAAAATACGCAAGAGATCACCACCGCGTATCCATATTTCATTTACCAGGGGTAATAGCAGATGGCAAGCGAGAAGAACAAGTGGAATCAGCCGACACAACCTCCTCCTCCTTTATTTTTAGGGGAGAAAGAACGTGACTTGGTTAAACAGGTCAATGACGAACTTATTGAGAGGGTTATAGGACAGACCATTGCTTATTATCCAATAGACTTGCAGCATACCAATTTTCACCCTCTTTATAAAGAAGCGATTGTTAAATCTTTTTTGCCTCCTGTGCGCGTTAATGCGCTTGTTGAGTTTGGAGGTCTAGATACCAGTACTGATAAATATGGCCTTGATAAGCAGGGTAAAATTACGGTGCATTTTCACAAAAGGAGGCTCACGGAGGATCAAAATCTGTTTGTGAGAGAGGGGGATTTTGTTGCCTATGGCGAGTCGTTTTATGAGATAGTTAAACTGACCGAACCAAAAGAATTATTTGGACAAGCAGGGCGCAGAATAGAAATTTCAGCAGAGTGTATTAAGACAAGGGAGGGCATTTTCGATGCCTCATAAAGGGTCAATAAATGAAGAACTAACGTCGCGGGATATTCCGAGATTTAAATCCGATCTGGAAGATATTGATTTTGCTGTGTATAAATTCGTTGACGAAAGACTAAATCTCCATACTAAAACAAATAAGGGCTTCAAAAAGGTGCCTACGATTTGGTCTGGCGCCGAACGCGCCCACAATGTGAAGGATGACGACATTAACAGAAATCTTCAAGGCATGATAACTTTACCGGTAATATCGTTGGAAAGAAAGTCTATGGTAAAGGACGACAAGGCCAGGACCATACCTTATGCCACGGTCGACCCGATTGGCGACCTCAAAGGTGGCCATTTGACAATTAATAAGGTTATTAAACAAGATAAAACAAGAAATTTTGCCCGAGCCGATGCATACCGCCGACGCGGCCAAAACAATTTCCCTATTTACAAAAACAAAAAGAATGAAAAAATAGTCTATGAGACCCTGACCATACCTATACCAATATATGTTGAGGTTGGCTATGAAATTGCCCTAAGGACAGAATACCAAGAACAAATGAATGATTTGCTTACACCTTTCATACGAATCTCGAATGGCCACCGGCGAGTGTACGTAGAGAATAACGGGACTGCCTACGAGGCTTTTATTGATAAAACCTACGACATGAAGAATATTATATCTGCATATGAGAGCAAAGAAAGAGCGTATGAAACAATTATAAAAATGAACGTTTATGGTTATTTGATAGGCGACGGAAAGAACCAGGAGCAGCCTAGAGTGGTAAGAAGAGAAAACGCAGTGCAGATCAGGTTCGCGCGCGAACGTATCATTACAAAAGATGAAGAAGGGGAATTCAGATTTTAAAGGACTTTGTACCTCACAGCAACTATTTATTAAAGAAAAAGTTCACATTATTTTGAACAAGCCTAAAAACCAAGGGAGCTAGAGATATGGCAGTTGATAAATTTAAATTTGTTTCACCCGGTGTTTTCATTAACGAAATTGATGAATCAATCATTCCACCACTACCGGAAAGAATGGGTCCCTTAATCATTGGTCGGTTCCTCCAGGGCCCTGCAAACCGACCAATAAAAGTCGATTCGTTTAAAGAGTTTGTGCAGATTTTTGGCCCTCCCGCACCAGGAGTGGCGAGTGGCGATATTTGGCGCTCCGGAGCACCGACCTCGCCGACTTATGCCGCCTACGCCGTCCAGGCTTGGCTAAGAAATAACGCTCCTTGCACTGTCCTGCGCGTCTTGGGAGATCATCATTCGAATGCCACGGCCAATGACGCCACGGCCGAATCTGGCTGGAAAACTGAAAATAGCTTTACATCTTCGCTGGCCGACCATGGCGGCGCGTATGGTCTTGTAATTGTTCCAAATCCGGATGGTTATACCGGAGACACACAAGCTGTTGGCACAGACATCCTCGAACTCACCAGCAACGCCGGCGGTAACGAAACCGGAGACGACTGTGCTTTTTCAGTAACAATACCGACCGCGTATGGAGGATCCGGCAACGCGATTAATATAAAATTTACTAATACCGGACTCTTCAATACCGGCCCGGGCACCTCCACTGACATATATGTTCATGATGATGCCTCTGACGTTAAGTGCGCCCAAACTGTTGTTAACGCTATCAACGGATCATCTCAGAACGACCCGTCCTCCGATTATGCTGTTAAATATGGCTCCGGCGGCGGCGACAACGCGTCGACTACTACTGATGGTATTATTGGTATCACGGCAGCCCTCACTTCTACTGACGCTGTGACTGTAACAGCAGCCACTGCAGGCGTCGGCGGCAATACTATTACGTGGGCCAACACTGCTGACAACGTGGTGCAAACTGCAGTCTCAATGGCCGGCGGATCCGGCCCTGCTGTTACGGGTACCCTTGCTGCTGTCTGGTATGTTAATGACGGCGCAATTGTCCTGTCTGGTACAAACCGTGCCGGCACTGCGGAACAAGGAGCAGCAACTTGGATTAAAAGCAACAGCGGCCTAAGCTTTAAAGCTCTTGTCACGGCCTCTAGCGGTATTACGAAGACAGCCACTTTCAACTTTGATCGTGATTCTGACAAGTTTATCAGAAAGGTTTTTAATACAGATCCAACCGCAACAAATGGACAAGTCTTCAGTTCCATCCAAACCCACTGGCTTGGCGAAACCTTTGAGTCAAATGTTTTAAGCGCCGAAAACAGTCAATTAGCGATCACGGGAGCTGTGGCCACCGGCACTTCAAACTTTCTAGGTGCTGTTTTTGCCCTTGAGGGCCCTAATAGCAATATTACTTGGGGCGATCGTCTAGGCCTCGCCGCCCGGGCCTCGGCCACTGGCTGGATTTTTTCACAGGATAATCGTGGGGACACCTATTCTAACTTTGATCCGACAGCCCACACTGATAATCTGTTTAAAATCCACGCACTTGGAGGTGCCGGCACATCGACGAATGGAGACCCCGGCGCCGGAGAGTGGAGCAATAGAGAGATTAAGGTTTCTATTCAAGACATCAAAGCTCCGTCCGACAACTTTAACAAGTTTGGCACATTTACAGTTCTTGTTCGAAAAATGCAGGATACTGACAACAAGCCAATAGTTTTAGAACGCTTCACTGGGTGCAATTTAAACCCCAATTCGGCTGACTATATTGGTAGAAAAATTGGTGATAAGAACTATGGATACGACGAGGCTAATAAGTCAATTCGGGAACACGGAGACAATGAAAATCGATCGGCTTATATTCGTGTCGAACTATCTGATTTGGTTACCAATGGCAACGCCGAGGGAAAACTCCCCTTCGGGTCCTACGGGCCGGTTGTTCCAAAAACGTTTGAAATAATCTCAGGCTCTGATCATACTAACTCGACGTACCTTCTTGGTTCCGGCGCCGCTGCAGAGACGGTGCCCTGGCCAACTCTGAACGATGGCCACGGCTCCGACCATATGGTGTATACCACCGCTGCGATCACAGCGTCGGTTCAGTTCCCCGCTGCCAGGTTGAGAATTTCTTCTTCCGAAGGAGATTTGGTTAAGGGTAATAAGGCCTTTTTCGGTTTTCAATCTAATATGAAAGGCTCTAGAAGGTTTGACGCAACGAATCTTGACTTACTTCGGGGCATGCCCCAGGATGTCGACCCACATACATCTCCCGCGGCTTACACTCAATATTCCTGGGTATTTACACTGGACGATGTGAAAGAGTCACCCACGAATTCCAATCATGCAGTCTATTTATCAGGTTCCAGAGCATCGAACGATTCCTACACAGCCAAGTCCGGATCCTTCTTTATTTTAACAGGATCCGGTGCCGGCTATAATCGGTTTACCATACCTATGTTTGGCGGATTCGATGGTTTCGACATTACGGAACCAGACCCATTCCGGAATACTTATCTAGCGGAAGGAACTTCGGAGACCAATAGTTCGTTTTACAGCCTCAAAAAGGCCATCGACATAGCAGCAGATCCGGACTTTTTAGAATATGATCTGTTGGCTATGCCCGGGATTACCAACAGAACTCTCAATACACAAATGATTAACGTTTGCGAAGACCGCGCCGACGCTCTGGCTGTAATCGATCTCGCAGGCAACTACAAGCCCAAGCACGAGAACACAGATTCAGAATCTAGCAGAATAGGCTCAGTTACTGATGTTGTTAGCGAAATGAAGAATATGAGTATTAACTCCAGCTACGCGTGCACATTCTATCCATTTGTTAAAATTCGCGATACTTTAAGCGATGCTGTTGTCTACGTTCCCCCTTCGGTTGTTGCACTGGGCACGTTCTCTAGTTCTCAGCGTAAGTCAGCTGTGTGGTTTGCCCCCGCGGGCTTCACCAGAGGCGGACTGAGTGAAGGTTCGGCCGGCCTCCCGGTCGTTGGAGTACGTCAGAGACTGACGTCGGATGAGCGCGACGATCTCTATGAGTCCAACATCAACCCGATTGCCAGCTTCCCCGCAGAGGGGATCGTAATCTTCGGTCAGAAGACCATGCAGGTTACGCAGTCCGCGCTTGATAGAATTAATGTAAGAAGGCTCTTGATCTATCTCAAGAAGGAAATTTCAAGAATTGCTTCACGGCTTTTATTTGAGCAGAACGTACAGGCAACCTGGGAGCGTTTTACAGGAAAGGCCATTCCCTTTCTTGAGGGCGTAAAAGCTGGTCTGGGCATCACCGACTTTAAAATTGTGTTGGATGAGACTACTACAACACCCGACTTGGTTGACAGAAACGTCATGTACGCCAAAATCTTTTTAAAGCCGGCAAGGTCTATTGAGTTTATTGCTCTGGACTTCATTATTACAAGAAGCGGCGCCTCTTTCGATGATTAAAAAAAAATTAACAACTATTTAAAGATATAAACAGGAGACTAAACACATGCCATTCTTTTCAGACGCGAGCCCAGGGGGCTTCGAGCCAAAAAGACAGTTCCGATTTTTGGCTAGCTTCACCAATCTTGGCGATATAAAGTTCATGGTGACCAGCGCCAAGAAGCCAAGTTATGAGATGAGTAAACCCGTTGAGCATCAAATCCTAAATCATGTTTTTAAGTTCCCTGGAATTGTTAAGTGGACCAGCCCGCTTGAGATAAAGCTAATTGATGCGATCGAGCCCGACGTCGGGGCGAAGTTTTATGACTTGCTTCTTCAAACTGGCTATGTTGAGCCCACCACCGAGAGCGCCCTTCTGCAGGGCGTGACGAAAGTGTCAACCACTAGTGCCCTTGGAGAGGTACGCATCCAACAACTCGACGGTGGCGTTGATGCTATTGAGGGTATACCCGGCGCCGTTAATATTGTTGACGAGTGGACGTTGAAAAATGCTTATGTCCAGAAAGTCACATGGGGCGAAAAATTAGACTATAGCCAGGAAGGCCTGGTTGAAATTGGTGTTTCTATCGCTTACGATTGGGCGTCGTTCAAATCCGGAAAAGAACCAGTCCAAATCTAAAGAGAGGCTTAAATGAGAAATAATCAAAGGCGCACGGGCACACCAACCCCGCCGCCTTCTTCACCCCCACCGCCGGCGGCCACGATGTCCTATGTGGTGCCAACGGAGTTTGTTGAACTACCGTCGAGAGGGGCTTTTTATCCGGAGGGGCACCCCCTGCACAACCAGAAGACGGTTGAAATTAAATTTATGACAGCCAAAGACGAGGACATCCTCGCCTCTACGGCCTTGATTAAAAATGGGCTGGTTATTGACCGCCTCCTGGAGAACCTGTTGGTCCCGGAAGTTGATCCTTTGACCTTGTTAATCGGAGACAAGAATGCACTAATGGTCGCCGCAAGAATATCGGCTTATGGTGCCGATTATGGCCTAAACATACGATGCCCTTTGTGTGTTGCAGAAAACAAAATTGACTACGACCTACGTAGTGTCTCTTATCTAGAAGAGTGTTTTGATGAGGCTCTTTTAACCGATAACAGCGTCGTTTTAAATACAGCCTGGCCTTGTTATGAGTTGGGTCTTCCGGTCGCCAAAACGCAAGTAGGCTTTAAGCTGTTTACATCAGAAGACGAGAAAAGGCTGGCAGCAAAACAAGACGAACAAACAGCACATGTGACATCGATGCTAGCAGCGGTAATCTGTCATGTTGACGGGAACGACGATCAAGAGGTCATCGACCAGTTTGTGGCTGCAATGCCCGCTGCCGACTCTCGTTTGTTAAGAAAGTTATATCCAAAGCTGGTTCCAAATGTAGAGTTAAAGTTCGACTTCAAGTGTGAGGCGTGCCACCTTGAGAAAACGATGGAGGTTCCGCTCACCGCGGAGTTTTTTTGGCCTGAGTGAGGACTACGTGGAAAGTGTTTATGAACAAATTTTCATTCTTAAGCACTATGGTTCTTGGAGTTTCATCGAGGCGTATAATCTTCCAATCGGCCTGCGTACGTGGTTCTTTGAAAAGCTAAAGCAGGTATATACGCCAGAGGAAGGCCAATAAAATATCACAACCCCACTATCGTGGGGTTTTTTATTTCAAGTTGCTTACTATTTATAGTGTTTAGAGGACCCTTATAAATGGCCGCACAATATACAGCAGAAGAATTAGCCTTAATGCAAAAAATTAATGCCCAAATTTCGGCCGGCATTAAGCTGCAGGAGACTGAATTAGAGCTTGCCAAACAGCTCAATCAAGAATTAGGACAAAAACAGAACCTGACTGGTCCGCAAGCAACCATGAAGGGGGTTCTCGAAACGCTGGTTAAGACCGGTCAGACGGGCTTTGAAACGCTGGTTAAGATGGAGGGTCAAGAAATAAAATTGGCCGCCGCTATGGGCGCGCTAAAGGCCCCGATACAGACAATCGCGGCCTATATCGCCGATTTGCCGTCCCAGCTTGATACTAGTTTCCGGGATGTTGTAAAAAGCACGGGCGTTTATTCGAAGGAAATGCGCGATTTATTCACCTACGCGATGGATCCAGCCGCCGCAGAGCGCCTGGGCGTAGTCGCCACCTCCATGGAGGGTCCATTAAAGAATATAGGCCTTACCACAGAAGAAGTAGGCGCCACATTGAAGGGGTTAACAGACAACTCGATGCTGTTTCGTAAAAGCTTCATAGCGGCCAATATGGAAACAAGTGTTTATACTGCTAACTTGGTTGCCGGCTTGGCCAAGATTGGAGTCACAAGTGAAACCTCAATCAAAGCAATCGACCAATTTACGAAAGGCTTAAGAATCACCCCTGCTGAAGCAACGAAATCAATTAAGTCACTGGTAAACATCGCCGATTCTCTTGAAATAAATGTCGGCCAGGCGATGCAAGACTTTACTGATATGATGCCCGAGCTGGCCCAGTGGGGTAATGGTGCTATAGATGTGTTTGCCAAATTAGAAGCTCAATCAGTTGCCACTGGCGTCAGCGTTAATGATCTGGCTAGCTTCGCCGATAATTTAGATACCTTCGAAGGCGCCGCAACTGCCGCGCAGGGATTCAATGCCGTGATGGGCGAGACGCTGATCGACGTTGATGCTTTGGTTCATGCTGATCCTGCAGAAAAACTCGCGATGTTCCAGGATGTAATGGCCAGCCGCGGCGTGGCCTTCGAGGATATGGACCGCCGCACACAAAAGGTAATTGCATCTACTTTGAACTTCAATAGTGTTTTAGATGCGCAAAAAGCCCTCGGCGGAGGTGCAGAATTTGGTGAGCAGGCCGCTAAAGTTGATAAGGCTGCCATATCACAAGCCCAGCTTGAAGAAAAAATCTTATCTGGTATGAAGGCATCCGAACTAGCCTCAAGGAGCCTATCTAGCTTAACACACGGAATGCAAACGATGGTCGACTTCACACGAGCTGCCGCGGCCCAAGGCAACGACGCTATAGAAGACTTTTCTAACAATATCATGAAAGGCATGACCGGCGATCCCCACGCCGACTTCAAGACGGTAGGGGGGATGTATATGACAGCGAAGTTGATGGCCTCGGAGACCGGCTCAAAGATAGTCTCGACCCTAGGCGTTCTTACATTTCTCAAGAACTGGCTCACCGAAGCGGCCGGCGGTGGCGCCGGTGGCGCCAGCGGCAAGGCCGGAGAAGGAGCTGTCCCAGGCGCCGGAGGCCCGGGCGCCGCAGGCGAGGGACTTGTGGTACCTATTACAGTTAACATGAAGGGAATGCAGGATCAACTTTTAGGAACAGGTACGTTCGTAGCCGATCTCAAAGATCTCATGGGCCGCGCCATCACTGGTTGAAAACCAAAGGAACATAAACATAATGCCAAAATTTTTTCAAGCAGAACAAGCAGCATGGGGCGGTGAAAAATCGGGCTTTACGAATGTAAGGTTTAAAAGAAACAATTTTGAAAATAGTAATGCCGCAGAGTCTGGCACTATATTAGAAATTATACCGGTGCACATCAAAAATCCTCCCGTGATTCAGTTTGTTGCGTATATCGACAACAATATTACTGACACCTTCAAAGTGGGTTATAGTACAGAACAGCCTTTCGGGCGTACTGACCCTTATCACATCTGGAAATCAAACCAACGATCGGTTACAGTCAATTGGCACGTGCCCTCTAGTTCTGTTACTAGTGGTTTAAACAACTTGAACAACTTAAGTTGGTTTCTCGCGTCACTCTATCCGTCGTTTAAAGACACCACCACAGCCACTTCCGTTTCGGCCTCGCCACTGTTTCGTGTGAGATATGCCAATCTAATTTGTTCTGCAACAAATGACTCCCAGGGCGCGCTCTGTATAATAAAGAGTGTCACGGTCACCCACTCGACCAAGGAAGGATTTATTTCAGTTGATTTAAGCGACAGCGCTGATCTGTTCTTTAGTGGCAAAGGCGGCCCACGGGAAGCCCTGGGCGCCTCAGCAGTGGGTATATCTTTATTGAAATCGGGCGGCTTTGGTACGTTTTTCAGTGACAGCAAAAAGATTTTAATCCCGAAGGAGATCAAGATCGGATGCACCTTGGACATAGTGCACGATCACGCTCTTGGTTGGGACCACAATACTGGCCAGTGGCGCGGAGGATCCACCGCCGGCCGCTTCCCTTACGATTTTCCGCTAACTAAGGACGTGTCCATCAGCATTCCCTCATCCGGCGGCACCGGTGCACCGCAGGGTTTTCTTGCTGATGCAGCTCCATCAGCCGGCCTCAACCCGGCACCGGGGAGTATTGAACAATTGCAATCAGAGGTCCTGCTCCACGACACAACTCAATCAGGCCTTGAGCACTACGGAGGAGGATAATATATATGAGATACAAAAATCAAAATGTTTTTATAAACGAGGACGAACGATATAAGAGGCTCGTGAAAAAGACGCGCGGAATGGAGCAAATATCTCAGTTTGACACTCCTTCTTTTAAGCACCCCTCGGCCTCCGACATGTCCAATTTTAAGACGGTACCGCATATTTGGTCAACTGGAGATCGATATTTTAAACTAGCGCATGAGTATTATTCAAGCCCGACATTATGGTGGATTATCGCCCTTTATAACCAAAAGCCAACCGAGTTTCACGTGAACCTGGGTGATATTATATACGTACCGGTCCCACTGGAAACTGTATTATTTTATTTGGGGTATTAAGAAATGGCGGAATATGATCCAAATACTGTTAAAATTGGCCTGGGCTCAACATACGACGACGCCGTGCGTATGGGTGAGGGACCCCTGCAAATGGATCCGGCTTATCATTCCGAGGCCACATTTGCAGCCCAAAAAGAGGCCGAGGATCGCAAGTCTCCCACGTACGCCGATGCGGACAAGCCTCTTCGCGAAAAAAAGAAGGTCACCAATAAAAATTTAGAAATTGACAACTTTGAACAGCATTTATTAACGAAAAACATAGATAAAACAACCGCCTACTATAATTCAAAACCAGGTCTTTTTAATTATCTGACATTTAGGCAGGTTAACGGAAAAGGCCACCAGTTAATTAACAAGCTCAGGGGAATTGATAATTTAGACGTTTTCTATAAAATGAAAACATCAGTATTATCCCTGATGCAGCCAAAGATTAGACTCTATAAGGTGCTGCATGAACAAGTTTTCTATGACCACGCCGGCCGGCCAGACCCAGATAAAACCAAGGTTTTGTCTTCTCCGTGTTACCGCGAATTTAAGTTTTCAGATAACTTTGGCGTTGAAACAGCTGCCACTGCGCAAGATTATATGGCCTATGAGAGCACAACGCCTACATACAGGAATGTTGGTATAGAATCCTTTTCATATGAGTGGGACGGCAGAAAACATGGGATTGTAGAACACAACATAAGTTGCACCTTGAAATTAAAATTTAAAAGCCTCAAAGACCTAAACGCACAACCGCCGGGTGAGCCTCCTCCGGAGAAAGGCGGCATAAGATACGTCGACTTGATACTTCACCCCCCGGCCCGGTATTTAGGCGACTTCGACACCTATAACCCTAAGCATTATGAGATCAAAGCGTTGGTAGGCTACACGGCACCCAGCAAAGAACAACTGAATGGCTTAAATCTATCAGATGGAGACATCAAGGCCATATCTAGTATTGAAAAGCTAAACGTTATTATATCCCTTACCTTGACGGATTATAACTTAGACATCGCGGAAGACGGCCGAGTCACCATGACAGCAAAATACAGAGGCCGCATCGAGACAACCATTGGTTCAACGCAGGTGAACGTTTTCCAAAATAGCTTTACCATATCAGAAGGCGGAAAACTAAAAATAACAAGAAAAGCAGACGCCAAACACAATATGTCGCACGTATTTAAATTAATATCTCAAATACAAGCACTGAATAGAGAATTAAACAAGAAAAGGCATGACACAGCAGATGCTCAGAAAAAGCTTGACGCGATGTTGAAGAACCCACTTTTATCCCATGTAAAGAAAATGCTGGAAGCCGCGGGTCGGACGCTGGATTTAAAACTGTTTAAGGACGCAAAGAATACAGATGTTTTGATAAAGGGCATCCAGCAGCAAATTGGAGCGTTTAAGGCCGACATATACAAAACTTTCGTTGACCAGTTGATTGACGGCAATATCGACAGTTTCGGCAAAGGCCCTGGCACAAGATTGTTTTGCTTTAACGCCCCCAAGGGGGAAATTTTAGATAGTATTGACTGTTTAATTGTTGATGATCGTTCAGGCGTAAGCATTGACGAAGAGAACCAAGAACAAATCAGCCTACAAGAATGCGTCGATTCTGCAACCACGGCTGTCCCCAAGGGGAAACCAAAGATAAAGGTAGGCAGATGCAATAAAACAAAGACAGTAGATGCAAAAGTTAAAAATGATGTTGCCCAAGAAATCTCGAATTCAATAGGCCTAGGCCAGGCAAAAGTAGATGAGGCCAGACAAACTATTCTAAGCCACAGTGGGAACACCCATGAATTTTATTTTGTATACTTGGGTGATATAGTTGAGTTGGCCTGCAAAAACGCTGGGTTGGGCATCCTAGACTTTGACGATCCGCCCCTCGCATGGCCAATATTTCCAAAGGAGACTTACTATCCCAAAGACAGCAACAATAAGGCTCCGGACTACGCGCTCAAAAACATGAGAATTTTGTTGGGCCCCCTAGAATATGTCGACCAGCATGGCGCCACGAAGATAATCAACCTGGCCCAATTCCCAATTTCTTTCAACTATTTTAGAGCCTGGTTCATGAAAAAAATCACCAGGAAACGTAGAATTTCTATGAACCTTGGGCAATTCATACACAATATGGTTAAAGAACTTGTTATGCCCGCCCTAGGAGCAGGCATGCCAAGAGATTATAAGGCGGCGAGGACACACATCAACACTGTTGCCTTAACTCTTCCGGGAAAATCAAAACTTAGCGCCGATACAAAAAGTTGCGGCACTTCCGGAGTCCTGAAGGAGCAATTACCACTTAAAAGAGTATTGAACGTCAACAGTGCGGATTTTAAACTGAATTACCTTAATAAGATGTCCGAGTATACTTATACATCAGAAACTGCCATGAAGTCTTCTATCGACTATATGTTAATATACATGACGGCAAACAAAGATATAACCGATCGTCGAGGAGACCCAGTTGAAGACCTTAAGGACGGTATATATCATTTTAATATTGGATCAGATATGGGGCTGTTAAAATCCATGGACTTCAAAAGGGTTCAGATAAAAGATCTCACGGAACTAAGAGCTTTACAGGCAAGAAACCAAGGGGTAGACTCCCTGGCGCAATTAAAGTTTCCCTACAATACAACTCTTAATTTACTTGGCACTACTTTGTTCGCACCTGGAATGAAATATTATGTTAATCCTAGTCTTGCCGGCCTCGGTGACGCCGCTGACGCAGGCTCGTTGGCATACCAGATGAACTTGGGTGGGTACCACAATATTAACGTGATTTCGACAACGGTGTCTCCAGGGAGATTTGAAACGAGGATTATCGGACAACAGACAGCCCAGGGGAAGCGATAAGATGGCGCCTAATGTAACCGAAGCAATCTTTACATCGAAAAGCAGAATATACGATCTGTACCCAAACTTATCCGAGGCCAAAATGTTTGACCTTGAAAGGGAACACCTGTTTTACGGCAGAATCGACAAAAATTGCAACTCTGTTTATTTGAAGGACAACAAATTGAAGCAGCTGCAGGGGCCAGGTCACACCAATTTTGCTGTGAATTTTGTCGCCGACGCGTTCCAGGACTTAAAGTTCAGCCTGAAGAGATTATCGTCAGCCGGTTACTATAATAGTGGGGTGTTCCCCCGCGATATTGGCGTGCACCGTGCGTGGACAAACGGTAACCCTATGAAATTGTACGAGGCGCATGTAAACAAGCTGTATGATAATTTTATGAACGAATATCTAGTAGAAGGCCATCGGCGCGATAGCATAACTGGCTATAGGGAGTTTATTAAGCTGTTTTTGGATTACTGCCTGACCACGTGTCAACAATTTCCACTAACAAAGACGGGCTTTATGTCTTCTATTCATTGTTCTCCCTTTTCGAGCGGCCTCATGGTAGAATACGCTGCTGAAACACACGGCATTGCTCATAACGCGAGGGTTATTAGGTATGTAAACGACCCATATTTTGCATTTTTCGTAAAACACGTGAAGAAATACGGGTTTATGGTCGATAAGAACGCTCCATGGCGCCTAATTTTCAATATAGCCTCTGGCAAGCCCGCGTCGGAGGGCGATCCTACGGGCGCCCAGCGCTATATGTCGAAGTATAACGTTACGTACGACGACGTGTTCGAAAAATATTATCAAAATGCTCTTAGTGGCGAGCTGGAAAATATTAAAAAAGTCCTCTTCATTCTTTATGATTCGTTTTATAGACAATTTCCCACGAGGGAGGTGATAGAACAATATAAAAACACCAGCTCCAGATGCCAGGGGAACAAAAACGTTTCTAGGCGCCTCCCTCGCCAACCTCCGCCGGAATTTGCCGATGTGACGTCGGAGGATCTATATTTTAATGGCAACTCTGATGAGTACTGGTATAAAATACTTTTGAAACTGCGGTTTGTTGAAGCTCGGAAAAATCATGATATTCAAAATTTTTATTTCTTTTCTAAAAAATTGATTGATAATTTGCGCACTCTAGGCCACGAGGCCGCCGAAAAATTTATAAGCGACTTGACAAAGGGCTTCGCGGGTACTACATTTAACGTGAAAGGTAAGTATTGGCATGGTCAACCAGACGATATATATCGAAAAACTGCGATACAGGCTAAACTGAAGGGCGAAAATCCTACGTTGACAAGCTATTCCTTGACAGGCACAAAAAACACGAAATGAGGGCAGCTTGATATTTCAAGTTTTAGACAATAAGAAAGAGTGCGCTGGTATATATCTCAACGGAGACATACACAAGCTCATTACCGACCCGAAGGGCCTCTCGCGAACTTGGGCGCCTTCGGAACACTTCGTAGGAGCGGCCGTAGAATACGCCAGTGTGAGAAGCTTGGGCGCAACCCTAGACGAGGCATGCCCAGAGGCACTGAAAGGCCACTGGCGCCACTTAAGCGACAAGGCGAAGTCATTTTTTGATTCTTTTGCCACGGCCAAGATCGATCTAGATGACATATGTTTTTATGATCTGGTCCCAAAAAAATTTTTATTGGAATTTTTCGAGTTAAAAAATAAAATTACTGAGCATGCCTTCAACGAATATACGAGGCCTGTAAACTACGACTTTCTACACGATTTAAGTTTGTTTTTGACAGACATAAAGTCCCGACCATTAAATATTGATTTAAATAATCTTAAAATGTCCGACAATAAGGTTAGAAACGGAATCAATAAGATAAGGGACTGCAATAACAAAATTGTATATAATCAGTGGAGAACCGTAACCGGTCGCCTAACAACCGAGACGCGGAGTTTTCCTATTTTGACCTTAAATAAAGAATTAAGATCGGCGATCAAACCCCAGAACGATTGTTTTGTTGAGTTGGACTATAACGCTGCCGAGTTGCGAGTGTTGTTCGGCTTGTTAGACCAGGAACAGCCAGAAACAGACGTCCACGACTGGATTAATACAAATATATTTAAGAATAAGTATGGTCGAGAAACATCGAAAAAGAAAGTGTTTTCTTGGCTTTATAACCCTAAGGCTAAAAACAAAAAGCTTAATGAGTATTTAAACCGCGATTTACTTTTTAACAAATATTACGTGGATGGTATAATTCATACACCCTTCGGGCGTAAGATTTCCTCGCCGGAGGACAAGGTTGTTAGTTATCTTGTACAAAGTACAACCAGTGATATGTTTTTAACGTCGGCAATTAAAATTAACAAGATTCTCAAGGAAAGGAAGTCTTCTGTTTGTTTTTGTATACATGATAGCCTAGTGATTGACCTTTGCTTGGGCGAAAAAAATATTATAAACGATCTAGTTGATGAATTTTCACAATCTAGATTTGGTAAGCTAAAAACCAATTTAAGCATCGGCAAGGATTTTGGACAAATGAGGAAAGTTTTATGAATATAGTTGGAATCGGCGAAGCTGGATGTAAGATTGCTAATTTGTTTTGCTCGCTGCCTCAATATAAGGTCTTCTGCATCGACACGGAAGACGATGGGTATAAAAATTTTATTAAGGTGAAGGAGCAGCCCTCACATGAAGAATATGAAAAAAACTATAAAAATGTGAAATTAAAGGGTTGCAAGGGGGAGATAACAGTGATTCTCTCTGGGTCTGGAAAGATCTCTGGCTTGGTCTTAAGATTGCTCGACCAAATAAAAGAGGAAAAAGACGTAACAATACTCTATATTAAGCCCGACCCTGATTCGGTCGGCAACGCCGCCATCATGAGAGACCGACTGACTTTCGGAGTATTACAGCAATATGCTAGATCAAACTTATTTGATCGTATGTTTGTTGTGGACAACAAGAATATTGAGACTATCTTGGAGTCCATCTCAATCAAAGACTATTGGGAAGACATTAATAAGATTATTTTTAGTACATACAATATGTTTAATGTTTACGAAAAAACAGAACCCCTATTGAGCACTTTTTCAGCGCTTGGGTTAACTAGCAAAATCGCGACCTTGGGCGTTATAAACTATGAGACACTTAATGAGAAGCGTTTTTACGATTTGGAAAAAACCAGATTTAAGAGGTATTACTTTGGTCTTAATGATGAAACCATAAATAAAGAAAAGGATTTGCTGCAGAAGGTAAGATCCTTTGTGAAGGAGCAATCCGGCGAGAATACCAACGCTTCTTTCGCGATATTCCCAACAGAGTACGCTCATAATTATGTGTATTCTACACATTTCGCTTCTATGATACAAAGCGAAAATATATCTTAACTTTTGGTTTATTGTGTCTATTATGTATTCACATGAGACGATTAGAAGATCAACTGATCGTACTATAGCTAAATGCAAAAAGGAGATTTTAAAATGGCTTTAGATTTATCAAAAATGAAGGCGAAGCGCGACGCCATCGAACATCGCGGCGGAAAGACGGCATTTTGGAAGCCGGAAGACGGAGAAACCGTTATTCGCATTATTCCATCATCCGATGGCGACCCATTCAAGGAGTACTGGTTCCACTATAACCTGGGCAAGAATCCGGGTTTCCTTAGTCCGAAGAAGAATTTTGGAGAGGCCGACCCTCTTGACGACTTCGTGCGCCAACTCTACAAGGAAGGGAGCGAAGACAGCATCAAGATGGCGAAGAACTTGTCTGCACGACAACGCTTCTTCTCCCCGGTTGTTGTCCGAGGTGAAGAGGACCAAGGCGTACGCCTTTGGGGATACGGTAAGATGGCTTACAAGGAGCTTTTGAACCTTGTTCTTAATCCCGAGTATGGCGACATTACTGATGTCAACGAGGGGACAGACTTAGTAATCAACTACGGTAAGCCCGCCGGCGCGCAGTTTCCGCAGACAACCATTACGCCCCGCCGGCGCCCGTCCAAGCTGGATAAGGACGACAACAAGATCAGCGCAATGCTGGATAGTATTCCTGATGCGGATTCTGTCTTCGAGGGGGCGAGAAAGACGGCCACCGAAGTTCAGGCGATGCTCGACGAGTTCCTCTTGAACGAGGAAGACGCCGAGGAAGTTTCCCGCGAGTCGACCAAGTACGACAGTGGCGCGCCAGCTAGCGCTGTCGACAAGGCTTTTGAAGAGCTTTTGGCGTCTTAAAAACGCCACCGCAGGGAGGCACGGGTTTACAGGTGCCTCATTTTCAAAAAAAAGGATATTAAAATGAAAATAG